CAAGTCTATTATCTTCTAAATCTTTTCTTTCTGCAAAAATATTTGGAGGAGAAGCAATTGTTAAAAGTAATTCATCTATTACAGAAGCTTGTTTTTTTAATTCTAAATTTCCTGATGTATCAAATGCAGATGCTATTTGAGCTAATCCATCTAAAGATTCAGCAGTTATATTTGATTCTTCTGGTGGTTCTATATTATCTACTTTTTCTGCAGCATTTTTTAATATAAATGCAGCTTCAATACAAGATTCAACAGCTACTTTTAAACATTCATTGTCATATTCGGCTAAAAGCAAAACTTCATTATCTGGACTTTCCAACCAAGAAGCGATAGCATATAACATTTCCGAAATTCTCATAATCAAATTCTCCTTGATCGATTAACTCTCAGATTCAAAATATTCAGTATTTAACTTACCTTTAGATTCATTATAATATTTTTTAATTAATAGCAAATTAGTTTCTAACTCATTGCCTCTTTTAGGGCGATGACCCCTTTTAATAGAATTTATAACATTAGTTATCAACTCTTCCATTCCAGGATAAGTCAAAGCATTTTCTAATATATATAAATCAATTAATCCTAAATCTTGAGCTTCCGGTGTATACGTAAATTGTCTAAGTTGATCTTTTGATAATTTAGATACTTCCGGTTGATAACTTCTATCTTCTAATGTTGATTCTTTATTAACATATTTAATAAGTCTCTTATATAAAGTTTCCAAAGAAGAAGTTAATCTTTTAATTTCTGTTTTTAATTCGCGCAACATATTTTCTCGTTGCTGTTTATCATATTGTTTAGGCAAAGCAATTCTATCTATATAAAAATCTATTATAGGTTTAGTATTTTGTGCTTTATTTAATATCTTATCTAAAACATTATACATTATTTTAGGACTTACCGTATCTATAATATCTATTAAACTTTTCATAATATTATGAATATATAAACTATTTTCTTCTCCACTTGCAGCTAACCATGCAAGTCTTTTATTTTTATTTATTTGTTGTCCACTTGTAGCAATTAAATAAGGATTTTCTATTGGAGTTTCAGAATTTACATATAAATTAAATGCAGTTATGAAATCTTTTTTTACATCTCTCATAATAGATTCTTTATCATCAGCATTTGATAATAAATTATATTTTGACTCTATTAATTTTGTAAATATAAATAATCTATTCATGAAATTATCCAAAAATCTTCGCATTCATAAATGAAGCGCCTTCATAAGTCTCACTAATTCCGCGTCTATATAATGGTCTGCAAGACCCATATTCATCTTGATATGTTTTATGAATTGGTAATCCAGTATGTCCACAAATAGGATATTGACTAGAACTATTTCTAATTATCATATTACATTTACATTGTTTGGATGCTTCTTTATTTTCACCAATTCCTTGTAAGAAAATTTGAAATCCAGTAGCATAAGCTTTATTATCTCCAGAATTAGCTAATACATTAAGAGTATCTTCAGCTTTTACATAATTTTTTTCTACCATTGCTTCTCTAATAGAATTAATTAATTCACTTGGTTTTAAATTAAATAATGGAGATGCAACTGCTGCAGCTTTATAATCCGATTGATTATTTATATATAAATTATTAATTCCCTCTCTATCAAAAGAGAGAGCTGAACCATTACATAATATCATTGTTGGTTTATTAATTTTTCCCTTAACAATTTTAACAGGAATCATAAATGCAACTTTTCCAGCATCTAATGAAATACTATAAAAAATAGTATTATCATTATGATCTGCTATAGCTATTTGCGAATTTTTATAACCAAATCCAGTTAATTCTCTTAAAATATTATCAGTTGCAATTTTAATTTTATCAGAACCAAACTTAAAAGAAGCTAATCCTACTGGATTAGTAAATTGTTTTTCAAATGATAAAAATTCATTTGATCTTGGAATTTCTACATCCTTAATTGAAGCTTCTGCTACTTTTTGTCCTACAATTTGATTACCAAAAAAATCTGATTTACCTTGTCTTGTTGCATGCAATTTTGTTAAAGCTAATTCTACTCCACTTATTTCTTTTCTTTCAGAAGCAGATTTAGTTAAAATATCCATGATAGCTGATGCATTAGTTTTTAATTTAGATCCAGCATTTGTAGTTATATATTGTTTTATATTTTTATGATTTAGATCCTGTAACCCTGTATTTCCTATAAAAATAGGAGTATCAAGAATTTGATTATTATGAATTTCTACTGGAATATAAAATCCAGTTATGCCTTTAGGAGTTTCATAATCTGCTTTAACGAGTAAAAATTTATCACTACCATCACAAATATCTAATGAAGTTGGTTTTAGACCCCAAGAATCCAATGTATTAGTTACATATTCTTTTGCTTTAGTAGCTAACTTTTGAGAATACATTTTTAATGGTAAAGTTTTATCAAATACACTATTTAAAGCATTTGCCAGAATAGGATCTGCAATTTCATAAATATTTATTTCTTTTAAAGAATCATCTCTTTCTAACAAAGTAGGTTCAGGCAAAGAATTTATTATACCCAATTCATCTTTAAAAAGATCTGCAAATTTTGTATTATTAGAATAAAGTTTATTATATAATTCTTTTAAATCAGCTCGACAAATAAATAATTTATTATTTGATGCCATCTTTTCTATAACTCTTGATACCATTCCAATTGTTTGATCATATGGATAAATATTAAGATACTTAGATAGTTTTACTGATAATATTGGTGTTGCTATTTTATAATTGTCCTCTATTTCTTTTGTTAAAGAACTAACTAATTTTTGTATTTTGTCGAGGCTCATTTAGCACCTTTATTAAAATTTAAAACAATTCAGGGTATTTATTTAATACCTCTTTTTTAGTTGATTCATTTAATTCGTTTAATAATGTCTTAACTAATTTTTTATTATTAGTCAATTTTTGTGGTAAATATTGCTCTACTTTATACAATTCTTTTTGTGGAATACCAATTTTACTTGAAGCAATTCTAACTAATGGATCTCCTTTGTAAGATACTTGCATATCTCCATTAATTTTATTAATAACTACATCCCAATTTGATGCTGTTTTTTCTTCTTCAGACTGATAAATAGCTACTATATAATCCCCATCATCTGCACTTTGTATTTGCCATAATTCTGCACCTTTATCATCATCCTTAAATCGGACTACATCAAAAGCTACTTTTTCGATTTTATCCTTCACATCATTTAATCGATATGCTTTTTTATATAAATTATTTTCTAATCCAGAATAATCTACATTAAATATTGACATTATTTCTCCCATCATAATATACATATATTATGAAAAAATATTGATAATATTACTATTTTTCTATTGGTATGATGAAATTTTCTAATAAATTCTTCACTTAATTGTTGATTTTTGAAAATATTAAGCCAATTAATTTTATTTTGAAATTCTTCAATAAATTCTTCACTCAATTTTTGATAACTAGAAATTAAATCCCAATCAAGTTCATTTTGATTTTTTCTAATAAATTCTTCAGTTAATGGTTTTGTATAATCTATTTTCATCTTATGAAGATGCTTTTAATGAAAATAATTTTAATGCTAAATATTTAAATATGATCACTTATTTTTACGTTTATTTTTACGATATTCATTAATACAAACTTTGCACCAACTAAATAATCCACCATCAGTCCTTATGAAAAAATTATTATTCTCTTTTATTTTTTTACAATGTGAACATTTTTTATGATTTTCTGGAATATCTGGATTATATGTCCCTCTTTTTATTTTTTTTAAAATATTGCAACAATCTTTACAAATATATTCTAATCCATCTTTAGAATTATTCTTTTTTGAAAATTCATTAAAATTTTTGATATGATGACATTTAGAACATTCTTTAATGTTCCATTCAATATCATGAAATAATTTTTCTTTAATCTTATTATTTTTTGGTCGTTCTATATTATATTTTCCTTCTAATTGTTCCTCAATTGATTTTTTACGATGACAAAGTGCACAAATAGGTTTACATTTTTCTAATTCTAATAATAAAATATTAAGTCTACAACTTTTTAACGAACATATATTATATAATTTGTTAGATGGATCAATGTGATCGATTTGCATATTATGCAAATCATATTGATGACTACAAATATAACAAGGATTTGATTTAAATGAATTAATAATTTCAATATTTCTTAATTGATGTTTTCTATATTTTCTATCTAAATATTTTTCATTAAGTCTATTATTAGTTCTATTGTTATGACATAGAATACAAACCAAATCACATTTTTCAATTTCATCCAAAACTATATTTTTAGGTATATTACTTAATACTAAACGACTTATAGTATTAATTTTTTTACCTCTTCCAGGAATATGATCGTAATCCATACAATATGGTTCATATATTTTTCCACAATCAATACAAGGTTTATTTAATTTTAAATTTTGTATCCAAGATACATACTCTGATTTTTTACATCTAGAATATTCTCTTGATTTTTCTACATCCTTATAATATCTATTTAGATTATATTTTCTAATACAATCTTTGCACCAATAACTTAAACCATCTGGAGATTTTTTATGTTTTACAAAATTAGTTAAATCTTTTTCAATATCACATGATGTGCATTTTTTCACCATTTAAGTTCTCTAACTTCCATAATTTTTTTTAAAATAATTTTAATTCGTTCATCATTTTCAATAATCTTTTTGATCTTCTTTTTCGTGCCTCCATATATCTTGCGTCCTGATTTGTAATCAACATTACCATTTAATGATTTTGTTATACTACTTTGATTTACATTTAATATTTTAGCTATTTCCATTTGAGTATAACCATCAGAATATAGTTGAATTACTTCTTTTTGACGTTTAGTTAATAAAGTTTCAACTATTCGCCAAAATTCTACTTTTAATTGATCCTCCAAATCTATTACATCTTCGCTATATGCAAATGGATTTAATCTATTATAAATTCCATCTTCATTGCAAAATGCTTCCATCATATCGTTTGAGCATACTGTTTCTAAAATTAAGTATTGGTAAGAGCTAGACCTGGGATTACGATTCATCAAAACCTTTTTTTTAAAAAAAAATATATATTATAAACTTATATATAATATATCAAAAAAAAACTTATATTTTAAATTATAAATTTTAAATTTAAATCCAAATTATTATCATTACCAATTTCATCAAATATAATAT